ACTTGCGGTGGGTGTCGTCGTCCTCCTCACCGCCTTGGCTCATGAAGAGGCATTTTCCCAGCCATCCGAACGCGGTGACACGCGCTTCTGCTTCGGCCATGTGACCGTTTTTGTAGCGCCAGGTCTCATCGCAGACCAACCAACGAATCGACCGGCGCTGGAGGTTGGTCTTGTTGTTTGCACCTAGCACCCAAAGCGTCATGCCATTGGCGAAGTGGATCGTGTTGTTGCGTTTCTTGTGGCGGTTGGCTGGGTAGAGGGCCTTCACCGGCTCGCATTCATCGAAGAGCTTTTGCAGGCGGCTCTCGCTTTGGTCCTTCGCGTCATCATCGGTCTGGTCAAGCCACAATGTTGGGCCTGGATGGTTGGCAATGATATGGGCGAGACCGAGTTCGCCAACGCTGGTTTTGCCGCTCTGAATCGAAGCGATGATGCTCACCACACGGATCTTCGGATCGACGAGAGCCTCCATCGGTTCACGCATCCACGGCGAGTTGGCTGAACGAAACCTGCCGGGGATGGGCGAATAGGGGATCGATGTGATGTGTTCCTCGCACCATGCCCACGGAGGACGACGATCTGGTGGTCGCCATGCGTTGCGCCAAATTTGTTCGAGTCGTTCACGTGGAGTGGAGCCGGTCATTCTCCCTGGTGGAAAATCGTCAACACCTCATCGATGGCGGCGCGGGCTTCTTCCTGGATGCCGGTGGCGTCGAGACCCGATAGAATCGGTGGGAGTTCCTGTTCGAATTTCTTGCGCAGCATGGAGGCGGCCTGTGCCACCAGTTCGGTCCACGCTTGCCGCACTTCATCAATTGCCACGAAGTCCCCACGCTTGATCCCGAGGCGCAGTTCCCTTTCTTCCACTTCGGCGAGGAGCTTGCGGGCCTTGAGCGAGGTTTCGACATCGGCAGCGTCTTGTGTGGCAGGTTCGCCGCCTTTCAGGTCGTTGCGCCGCATGAACTCACGCCACGTAGCCACGTCGTGCGTGCCATTGGCGGCGGCTTTCGGTGCGTCCTTGCGCTTTTTCCATGCGTTGAGTAATTGGCGGCTGACCCCTAGAATGGCTGCTAGGTCTGCTAGATTTGTTGCGGTGGGCGGTGCTGCCCCGGTGCCGGTTGCCATTGATTGCAACATCGCCCGCTCGCCACGGGTCAACTTACCGCCTTTCTGCACACGACCGACCAAGTTGGCGAAGTCGCGGGAAAGCAGCTTTTTGGCAATGTCAGGTGATACAGGCTCCATCCGCAGGTTGCGGACACGTCAACCGGAACCTAATGCACGACGCCATCGTATCGTTCCGCACAACCTTGGCAAACCTTAGAATCGTGCATCCAACCAAGAGGGTTGATTTGTTCACACCTGTGGCAGCGGTTGAAGAAAAGTTTGCTGGTCAAAGCTCGGTCCATCGCCGCCTCAATCTCTGCCGGCCCTGCATTATCCGGAAGCTCCTCAAACAAAACCCATGTGCTCGTTGGCGTGTGCCCATCCCATGAAATAGTCATTACCTCGAGCCGATTTCCGGGACGGTTCACCCTGATGAACTCCTGCCTGATTTCCTCGTCCCTCATTTTCGGTTCCTCTTTGGCTTGATGATTTCGAGCATCGCCTGAAGCCCGAACCCTTGTGGCATCGCCCGTTCCTGTTCCCAGTTCTCCAGGCTGCGTTTTGACACCTTGAATACCTCGGCGGCATCGCGCTGGCTGTATTGGTTTTTCTCCCTCCATTTGCGGAGGAGCTTGGCGAAGGTGGCGTGATCCATAAAACTATCCGCAGACTACGGATGACCGCAGACATGGTGTCAAGCTTGAGGCGCAGCGGGTTGACGATAGGGCAGGGGACATGACCATCCCCGTGCACTGCGCCCACACCGCCCTCGTCGATCCGAACAAGCTCAAGCCCAACCCGGTAAACCCGAACCGGCACAGCGCCCATCAGATCCAGCTTCTCGCGTCGATCATCCAGGAACAAGGCTGGCGCAACCCAGTCACCGTGTCGAAGCGGTCGGGCCTGATTGTTCGGGGTCATGGTCGATTGGAAGCCGCCCTCTTGATCGGCTGTGCCACCATCCCCGTGGACGAACAAGACTACGCCAGCGAAGCGGAGGAACTCGCCGACCTACTGGCCGATAACCGCCTCTCAGAACTCGCCGAACTCGATGAGGACGATCTGCGAAAAGTGCTCAAATCCATCTCCGATGCCGATCCGAATTTCGATATCGAGCTGACAGGATTCATGGAGGACGAAATCCGCAAGCTCATGGACGATGCCGGTAATCCCGAGGACGAGATCGAGATGATCCCCCGGATGGAATGCCAGGCGTTCGAGCACCACGACTACCTCGTGTTCATGTTCCACGATCTGCGCGATTGGATGCAGGTGCTACAGCTCATGGGGGTTGGTGAGGTTGACTACTCGATCAACCGCAGAACTCACAAAATCGGCCTCGGCCGCGTCATCCATGGAAAACGACTCCTCGAACTCTGCCGCCGCGCCAACATGGCCGGAACTCCGCCCGCTCTCGCTCCGATTGGTGATCCTGTCCCGCAGCCGGAGTCACTCGATCACCAGCCACAAGTTGTTTCCGACGGCCACCCTGCTCGTCCCCGTAAGCGAGGCTGAACATTACCGGCACACGGGACTGGAAATTGAAACCATCCCCGACGAGATCGCCGGCATCAGCGCGGTGCGGAACTGGGTGCTCAAGCACTTCAAGGAAGATTCCATCGTGATGCTCGACGACGATATTTCCGCGTGCGTCTGCATGGTGAGCCTCCGTTGCCGAAAACTCTCGGTCGTCGAAACTCTCGCTATGCTTGAAAATTCAGCATGGTCGGCACGGGGGGCGGAAGCACGCTTGTTCGGTTGGCATCAACGCAGTGATCCGCGCCTTCTCCAGCGCAACGATCCGTTCGGTGTGAACCATTGGGTAGGCGGCGCGGTGGGCGTGGTGCGCGACGCGAAAGGTGGTGTGCCGAAGTGGGACGAACTGCTCAAGTGCAAGTGCGACATCGACGCCACGCTTCAGGAATTATTAGACAACCGGCTGGTTTGGAATGAGGCGCGGTTCTGCTTTGTCCAGGAGCGGGACAAGAACCTTGGTGGCAACAGCCTGTTTCGGAGCGAAGAACGAATCGCCGCCGAGAAGCGCTACCTGAAAAGCAAGTGGAAGGCGCACATTCGGATAGAAACTTACAAGAGCCAGGATCGGACTGCTATGGACGCGCCTCGTAGGCAATCGGTGAAGCTCTGAAAAAATGGTGTCCCAAACTGCTTTCACCTCGTGCCAATTACTGCAAGCATAGTAGACCATGAGCTACCACTTACACACCACTCGCGGATACAGCTTCCCTGCCGTATCGAGCGCAATGCAAAAGGCGATCCGACGCGGCGACGCAAAACTTGCCGGATACTGGGGATTGGAACTTTGGGCTAGCGGCTTCGGCCAATATGTCTGGCGACGCTTGCTCACTGTCAGCGCGGAGGACTGCTGGGGTATCCTCACGGCGGAGGTCAAGGCACTGCACGACAGCTACACGGAGATCAATAAAACCACCACGGCCAAGAAGCCGAAGGGGCGCATCTTCGTTTCCAAAGCGGTGATACTGCTCTGCCTCGCCAAAAAAAGCCGCGACCCCGATCACCTGCAAAACTTCGTCTATGACCAGCAGGCGGGGCTGGAGCCGGAAACCCTCACCGACGAGCTGGAGCAATCCGGCGAATACATCCCCATCCCTGATTACGCCTATGACTGCCACACGCCGCAGGGGCGCAAGATGGGCAAGACCAAGGCGGACTTCTTCAAGGCGGAGCAGGAGGCACTCAGCCCATTCATCCCCGGCCTGTTCGATAATCTCATTGATTCCTAACCACCAACCCACAGATCCCTATGCCATACGAAATCATGCAACCCAGATTCCCAGTCGGGATGACCTACGCCACGCCCGGAGCACTCGCGCTCGAAGTGAATCTAACAAGATACCTCCACCGTCACCACTGCGGCGATTGGGGCGATGAACTCTGCGACGAAGACAAGGCTGCCAACGAGCAAGCACTGAAAGACGGGAGTCGCCTGCTAAGCTGTTATCGCACCCCCGCAGGTGATCGTCTCTACATCATCACCGAATGGGATCGGAGTGTGACAACAATCATGCTGCCCAGCGAATACTGAACGATGATTTGCCGGTAATTTTTGTCTCTTCTATGAGGACTAACGATCAATCAAATAGGACATCCGGATTCATTTCATCCGGTGCCTTCCAATCGATGCCGTGGCGCTTCTTGAGAATCTTTTTTTGTCTTTCCCAAACCTCGTAGCAGTATCCCATGTCCAATATGATGCCTTCTTTTGCTAAGGCTGCGATTGCTTCCTCTTCGGCTTGTTTGACGAGAGCGCCTATAACTGGATCGTTTTCGATTGGATCGTGTGCTTTTCTGTAATCATCGTCGTTCATGATTTGAAGCTAGTAGTTTTTTCTAAGCCTGTCCAATCCGCATGCCAACGGCGCATTTCCACGTCTAACGGCAGCCTAACAAACGCGGATGGTGGATGTGAGGTCTGACCACATTGGCATCCCTTGTGAGGGGGTCGTGTGTTCCTACGGCTGATTACGCGGCACCGTGGCTGCTGCGTTTTACGAAGGTTACTACACAAAGGGGTTGATGACACGAACGCCCGCATAGGTCTGGCCGTGATTCAAGTCTTCCGAATACACGGCTTGGCATCCAAGTTCCACGGCTGCTGCGATGATTGCGGAGTCCCAATAGGAAAGCTTGTAGCGGTTCTTGATCTGGAGTGCTGCCCAGAACACAGATTCGGTGACGGCCAGAACTGGGTAGGCTTCGAGTGACTCAAGAATTCCCACCACCTGATCATGGGGCATTTTGAATTTTGCGGTGGCGTTTACGTAAAACTCCGCCTGCACCTGCACGGAAAGGCCACCCCCTTCCATCGCCAGCAGTTCCCTTGCCTTGGTGCGCTTACGTTGTTCCGACTTATTGCTGGATGCGGCGTAGAGCAGGATGTTGGTATCAAGGAAGAATTCAGCGTGCATTCGCTTCGGTTCGGGTAAGACGTTTACCTGCGGTGATCCCCGGCACCTTGTCCATGGCAGCAAATAGCTTCTTAGCTCGGTCTTTTGCTGCCACATGTTTCTCCGCAATTACGTGCTCTAAGCCCTGAACCACAAGGGTTCGCAGGGTAGTCCGACGCTCTGCAGCGAGCACCTTCGCCTTTTTAACAAGGGAATCTGGCAGTTCTATCGTGGTTTTCATGGCCTGTAAATATGGTTCTACGGGTAATTTGTCAATGCCTGTTTCATCCGCATACCAATGGCATCTAATAGCAATAAATGGCCGATAAAAATGGTGCGATTTGGTGTGCGGATGGTGCGCGACAAACGACGCGGGTGGCTGGCAGGAAGGAGGATGTCGGAACGCGGGCACTCCTGTTCTCACCGGCCTCAGATTCCAACCAGATCCACCCATGAAACCGCAAGATCCCCAAGCCGAACGTATCACCTTCGGAATTGAATTAGAAACCACCATCCCCGCGCTCTCCGGCGTCACCATCGGAGCTTATCATAATGGTAGCACCGTGCGGGAGGGCTACGTGAATGGCACCACCGATGAAGTAAACGCGCCGACCTTCAATGGCAATTATTGGAGGGCCGAACGCGACGGTTCCATCCGCGCCAACATGGGTCGTATGGCCTGTGAATTTGTCTCACCCATCCTCCACGGAAGCGATGGCGTTACCCATCTGATCGACTTCATCAAATGGGCAAAGGCAATCGGCGCAAACGTGAACGGTTCCTGCGGCGTGCATATCACGGTGGGCGTCAAATCGATCATCGGCACCGACGACCCACAAGCCATGAGCGAATACGCACGCAAGCTCGCCCACATCACGCGGTGGCACGCGATGGCACTCTACGGCCAAACTGGAACCGGACGCCACCTTAACCGCTACAGCCACACTTTAAGCGATGACGTCGGCACTCTGGTTCGCCGGATGGAACGCAACAGCAATCCCGCCAGGAAAACCGAGGCTGCCCGTCAATGCGGACGCGGGATGATCAACTTCCAGAAACTCTTCACCCACGGGGTTGTCGAATTCCGGGTCTTCGCCGGCACGCTCAATCGCCACAAGCTGCTCCACCACCTAGCCACGGTGTTGGGCCTTTGCCGCCGCGCCGCCGAAATCGAATGCCTCGGTGCCTTCGGCAAAAACAAGGCGCAAGCCAAGCGCACGGCCACTGCCGCCAACGCCCTCCGCTTCCTCTGGGATTACCTCGGATGGACCGGCTCCAAGCGCCCCGTCGCACTGGGTCTCACCGGCCCCTTGCACGCGGAATTCAAAACCTACCGCAAAATAGCCGACCGGATGTGCCGTCGCTTCGATGCCCGCTTCCCCTACGCCAATCTCTAACCAGCTGATACCATGTGTGTGATACTCGTATGCCCTGAAAATATCCGCCCCGACCGAACCACCCTCGATGCCTGCCACGATGCCAACCCCCACGGTGCCGGTGTGGCATGGCGGGAAGATGGAGTGGTGCGCTGGTTCAAGGGACTCGAACCCGACGAACTCGAACCGCTCATCGCCCAACTTTCCGGCGAAATTGTGATCCACTTCCGATGGGCTAGCGTGGGGGAGGTGACGCCAAAACTCTGCCACCCGTTCCCCATCTCAGCCAAAGCCACCACGCGCTTGTCCGGACATGCTCGCGCCGTGCTCTTCCACAACGGAACGTGGAGCCAGTGGCGCGAAACCCTGCGGCGTATGCCTAAGAATCGTGCCCCCGACGGCCTGTTGTCCGATACCCGAGTCGCCGCGTCCTTGGTCGATCTCTGCGGAGTGGACGTATTGGAACGGCTCCCCGGCCGATATGTGATGTTCGAACGCGACTTCACCGAGCTTTACGGCGACTGGCGCGAATGGCGGGGGATGATGGCGAGCAACCTCGGCTTCACCTACGGCCTGAGCAAGATGTCCCTTTTTTCGCCCTATCATACGCACTCTGCGGATAGCTGGCACCAGCCCTTTCTCGATCTCACGGACACCTGCGGCAACTCGGATACCTGAGCCCACCGCACGTGCCCATAAACACGAAACCATGAACCCCAATACAGAAACCATGAAGACCATGATACAGATGAACGAAACCATTAGCTGCAACTTCCTGCCGGTGGTTGTTGAATCGGTTCCCAAGCCGTCGCCTGCCAGC